TCCCATTTATATCTATGAGCATCGTCAAGTCTTGACCTTCCCTCCTTATCGGGCATTCTCATTAGACCTTCAGTAACACCAGCAAGAAGCTGCCTGTCAGATACATCAAGATGTCTTGGATCTTGCAAAGCTTTAGTATACTCTACAAGCAATTCAGAAGCAAAACCTTCTTGCGGTGTTCCCTCTGACTGAGCTTCAAGAGCCTGCAGTTTACTATCATATCTTCTAGTCCTTAACTTTCGAGTAGAAAGGGAAAGTACTTGTGCAGCATCTGCAACTCTCTTCTCCAGTTCACCCGGCCTAGCAAGAAGGTCAGCACGCTTTTCAAGCTTCTTCCCACGCTCCTTCTCTCGCTTGGCAAGATAGCCTTCGCCTGTTTCCCAACCGCCAGATAAAGCTTGAGATATTATTTGGCTAGATAAGCTCATTATCTACTCCTTGGGAAAGCATATTCATAAGCTTCTTTCAGAGGTCGACCCAGAAAGGATTCGTAAGCTTCTCCCCAGCCTCCTTTAGGAGAAAAAAGTGGTGCGGGGGTAAGAGTAGATGCTTCTGAAATTGGTCCTCCAAAGAGAGCTTTCTTTATACTAGGTCTTAACTTCCTTCCAGGTTTTGCTGCCTCTGGCGAAGGCATTTCTGTTTCTTCAGCAATTCTAGCAGCCTCTAACCTCTCAGCCTCTGTTATTTCAGCTTCATCTCTAAGCCTGGCTCCACGCTGTGCCTCCTTAATAGCAAGATTAAGTTCCTCCACCTTTGCTTTCCCCATAGCTCCCTTTGCCTTCAGAATATCTTCTACTAAACCTTCAGTACCTCTCTCAGATGCTATACCATATCTTATCCCCGCAGCTTCAGCTCTAGTCTTTTCTATACCCGCAGCCTCTCTTGGCCTAGTTCCACTCCTAGCCGCGCGGAAAGCCTCTGCTAATTCAGCCCCTGCAGGATCTCCTCTTTGGCCGTAATGAACAACAGATGTTAACTTATCTGGTCCTCTATCGGAGAAAACTTCAGCTCCCGCAGGCCCAGGCTTTTCTCTTATATTCCATTTGTCAAAAGCTTCTCTGCGAGCAAATTTTGCCTCTTCTGCAAGACGGTCTTCTTTAAGGCGTGCTACTTCCAGTCGATGCGACTGTTCAGAAGCTCGTGGGTATAAAAATTTTCCTCCATACATTAGATCTCCTCCCTTTTAAAAAGCTACCCCTCATGATCATATCTGTGTATATCTGAGTAAGAATCAGACCTTATTTTTGTCCCCGTAGAGCTATCAGTACAAGTTGCTGCACGAGTAACGCTCTCTCCAAGACTTGCACTTGCATTGGCCATACCCAGAGCAGCCGCAAGCCATTGTGTGTAGACACGTCCTTTAGCCAGTCCTGACGCCGCTGTCAATTGAAGACTTCCCAGATACTCTTGTATTACCATTTCAGCTTCTTTCAAAGATAATACTGTTTCATTCTTAGCTTGATCTATCCCGCCTTGGTATTTCTTAATTTGTACGTCAAGGTCAAGCATTGCTGTCTTTGCCTCAATCTCGTAAGCCATAACTTTGAATCCATATATCTTAGCTATTGTTTCAGCTATTCCTATCTCTGCTTGCAGTCTAACTTTATATCCCTCTATATCTGCCTTATAGATATTAACAGTATTCTCATTTGTCGCGGCAACAGCACCAGCTTGTATCTTTGCAATCTCAGCTGATACTCTGGCAGCCTCTAACTTAACAATATAAGCATCAAGTTTTGTAAGATACAAATCAATTATAACTTGCACTGCCGCCTTTGCACAGTCTAGCGTCCTATTAGCAATGTTATTAAAGTGCGTCTTCTCCTGCCCTTCAAATGTAATAGCTGCCTTAATAGAATAATCAGACTGTGCTCTTGTAAGCCTGGCTTGTTCAATCAGTATTTCGTTTTCAAGTTGTACATCTGCCCTGTTTTGTTCTAAGAGAGATTCAGATAGCAGCCCTGTCAATATACAAGCAGGAAGGTTATATCCCTTAGATGCAATATGAGCACTAGCCTCGCTATATAAACTCCCGTTTAAAATTGCTTGTCTTTCCCTACCCCTTTCCCATAGTGCAGCTTCTGTATCAGCATCAATTCCAGTCCCACCGTTTTCAATAAAATTAACCAGGGCAACCATTAGAGCATCCTGAATATCTGAATAATATGCAGCCTCATCATATCCAAGGTCTACTATACCAGGTTCTATTACTGTATAAGAAGGAATGGTAACTGTTGGAACTGCAATGCTAATTAGCTCTCCAACTGTTGGTTCCCCACTCGTATCTATAGATGGACTAGGGGGTGTAGGAGCAGAAATCGACTTCTTTAAAATATCTCCAAAACTGTAGGAAATATCTGCATCAGGCATTGTTGCCTCTGCAAACACTGAACTCAATGCAGAAAGGTAAGTTAATGCTGCAGATGATTGAGCAGAAGCTACGCTTGTTCCAAGCTCAAATCTCTTAGACACATTATTAGGAGAACTAGAATCTCCTAATGTTACTGTTCCACTTCTTATATTAATACCACAGTCACCCATAACTTACTCCGTATGATCATATCTATGAATTTCCGAGCAATTAACGCTGCTACGACGACTTTTTGTATCACTAACATTTGACTTTGCATTACTAAAAACACTGTCACCTATACTTGCACTAACATTTATTGCACTTAAAGCACTTGCAATTGCCTGCGCAGACAGACCACCTCCGCCACTTATTGTGCCTTCTGTCAATTGGACAGCTTTTAAATAAGACCTTATTGCTATTTCAGCTTCCTGCAAAGATAATGCTGTTTGATTATTTGCTTGGTCTATTTTACTCTGGTAAGCTTTAATCTGAGCATCAAGATCAATCGCAACTATTTCTGTATCAGTCCTATACCCTGCAATTTCAAAGCCGTACAATTTGGCAAAGGCTTCTACTATTCCTATCTCTGCCAAAAGCTTAGCTTTGTAGCCCTCTACACTTGCTGAGTATGTATCAATGACACCCTTATTCCCTGCAACAATAGCATCAATCTCAGTCTTTTTTGTTTCAACCGCTATCTTAGCCCCTTCCATTTGCTTGCGATATCCCATTACCTTTGCAGCATATAAACTAAGAATAACCTGTGCTGCTGCCTTTGCACATTCCAAAGTCCTATTTGCAACATTATTGAAGTGCTCCTTCTCTTGTCCTTCAAGTGCAATGGACATACTCATTGTATGCTCAGATTGGCCTCGTGCAAGTCTGGCCTGTTCGATCATTATCTTAAAGTTCACCTCTGCATCTGCCCTGGTCTGCTCAGCCAAGATTCTTGACCTTAATCCATTCAAAGCACCTGCTGGAACACAGTAACCTTTCGAAGCAATAAATTCTTCAACTTCATTATAAGCCCTTTCATTTACTAAGTCCCGCTCTGTCCTACCTCTCGCCCACAAGGCATCTTCTACATCTGCACCGAGACCCGCTCCTCCACTTTTAATGAACTCCAGAAGGGCAATCTTTAAGGCATCTTGTATATCTGACTGATATATTGCTTCATTATAGTCAAGCTCTGCTACAGGCTCCGTAATTGCATAAGAAGGAATAGTGATTGTCGGCATTGAAAAGCTGGCCAATTCTCCCATCACTGGAGCATCTTCATCTATAGACAGAGTAGGAGCAGTGGGTTTAGATGCTGAATCTGAATGGAGAGATATAGATTGATGATTATATGCAGCATCAATAGTTGGTATTGCAGCACCACTGAAAAGGCTCGATAATTGACTCAGGAGAGAAGTCAATGCAGAAGAACGTCCACTTGCCATAGTGGTCGAAGCAGAGAAATAATTCTCTACTAATTGTGCAATCTTATTTTCATCCATTCCTATTCTGAACGAGCCCATAATTTACCTTTCCCCTGCACTAAGTACTAAGCGGTGTACCATCTTCTCTCACTATTTCTTCCTCATAGATTAAACGAAATTTACCTCTGCCATAAAGAGGATTATTATCTAAGTCTACTACATCAGGAATTACATGATATGTACTGTGTTCTTCTACTTCAGTAATTACAAGTCGTGTAACCTCTGAATTAGCGGGTTCCCCTTCTTTATGCTGTACTTCTGCATATACGTATATATAATCAAGAGGGTCCCAATAATTTTTTGCTATGTGAAATAAGCCAATACTGCGATCTCCAACCCTGAAATATTTTTGATAAGCCTGTTGCAACCTAGGAGAATTTTCTGGTTGTGTTTCGGGAAAAAGTTCAAATACTACACCATCTATCGCAACAACAAGAGGACCCTCTGTTCGTACATCTGTTACTACTAAAGCAGGATCTGCTGAACATTCTTCTGCAGAAGGAGAACAATAAAGTGCAAGACAATCTTTTATCTCTCCTACTGCTCTACTATAAGCTCTACCAACTTTTCCATTCAGCCCGCTAAAGGTAAGTGCATAATGATCAGCATCTAATACGCTTCCATAGCCGTTCCATATCTCACGATAATCATCAAGATAAGAATACTCAAAAGCTGATAGGTAAAAATCACTTCGTTTTTCAAAAGTGTATTCTTCGCCTGGAGGTGAGGCTGTAGCCTGAGCCACTGCATCTGCCTCTATTGTATCATAGGTAACACTAGGATCTTGTTCCCAATGTCCAAATGTTATTCCTCCTATAATTTCGTCAACAATAAACTTACAGGCATAATCATCAACACCTGGGTAAATATGACCAAAAAAACTGTTGCTTCCACTACCCTGAACTATACGATAAAAATTGTAACTTATATCTAGGAGAATACTTGGCTTTCGTCCGCCCCAGTGTGAACTATCATTATAAGTATAATTTGGCCAATATCCTGGAGACGCCTCATCCTCCGGTATATAACTAAATCCTGGACTTGCATTAAGACTTTCCGTTCTGCTATACTGATATAATGCACCTGCTCTGGCGTGATACCACCAAGCACCTTCGCAGTATAACTCAGACTCATACCAATACCGACAACTCTTAGGCAGATAATTTCCAGTAAATCCACCTGGCCAAGATTCATTAACTATAGTTGCTTGTTCATTAACAATATCAGCTTCCGCAATGCCCTTTGGTATAACATCCTGAAGTCGTCTGTTTATTTCTGGCCACCATATCCGTTCTTTAGGCAACTTCCCCATTGGCTCATCAGGATAATCATTAGGTAGAGAATCTTTTTCAATAAATTCATAAGGAGGATCAAAACCTCCACCTTTACATAAAACTACACCCATGAATTTTGAACCCCACAATTTTCCGTCGTAAGCTTCGAATGCAGGATAATACTTAGAAAGTGGTATTTCTCTCTGCTCTTCTCTTAGCTCTCCAGCAGGAATAGGAACAAAGACATCAATGACATCTTGACCAAAGCAACTCAAACATTTAATAATAGTCCCATCACTATAAGTTACCGATCTTTGCTGCTGTTCAAGATTCTGAAACTGCATTAGGTTTTTCAAAATCGAGAGCTGGTGACGCCCTTCACCCATAAGGCTCCAAGCCTTTAATTCATCACCTCTGGCAACATGTTTTACTGACATCAGTCAAACTCATCTATAAACGGAGTTAGTTCATCTCTTTCTGGCTGTTTCTTTTCTACGACATTAAAACACCAATTTATAAAATGAACAGTTTCTATATGGTCAACACTCCAACCACAAGTTCTAGCTGCTTTAATAAGTGTAGATAAGAATTCATCAGTAAGAATAGGCTTGATTTCATTTTCAAGCTCTGTTTCTTTTTCAGCATATGCTTTATCATCCATTACCTTGGTTTCCTTCCTAAGATTGTCAACATTAATTCAATGGAGTCAATAGCAAAATATGCATCGCTTGTATTGTCAATCCTCACTTGCCAGTATCTACCAAGTCCATCACGGCCTATTGGAACCCTTCCACTGCTTTGCTTGCTGCCAGACATTAAGTCTAATGGATATGATCTTGAATTATCTTCATCATCTTTTAAGGTAAGCGTAAGCTGACCGTCTGCTTCCCCTCCGATATAAGCAGCCCGGATTCTTTTCATATTACTTATTCCGAAGTCGGAAAGAACCAATTCAAAGAAGGCATCTATATTATTTCCTGCATCGTCATTGCCTGTCAGTTCAAAGATCCCATCTTCTGAAGCGCCAAAGTATTTATTTCCAATCTTACAGAAGCTATTGAAATCATAGTCACAAAATTGACTTGTCGCCATATTTGAAAGATTAATATTTAAAGCAAATTTGTTCATATCATATCATCTCTATTCAGTCTCGTTTCAGAAGAGATAAAAATTGACGTTTCTTGGAATTAATTTATAATTCCGGCTCTTCATACCTGAGTACTGGGCAACTATCCCTCTCAATTGTCCCAACCAGCCGTGCTGTTATCATAGGCAAAGTAGCATTAAGATCACCGTTGATCTCTTGATAGCCAGTCAACTCCGCTGTTATCACAGGTATTGTTACGCTCAGCACACCAGTCCTGCCAACAACCCCTGACATCCTGCTATTAATCACCGACAACGTAGCGTTTAAATCACCAAGTACCTCAACCTTGCCTGTAGCTTCAACCTCTATCCCTGGCAAGGTTACGGCCATATTCCCAAACATACCGACATGAGCATGACCGGATGCTGTTATCATCGGTAATTCAGCATCAAGCTTAGCGCCGCTTTTTGCCTCGGCTGTTATCATCGGCAGGGCAGTATTAAGGAAACCGCCATTCCCGCCCAGAGCGTCAACTGCAATCAAAGAAATAGTAGCATTGAGATTACCCTTGTTATTACTCTCAAGCTCAGCTACTACCATAGGCAGGGTAGCATTAAGAGCAGCTCCACCTCTAATATCAGCTTCTATTGTGGGCAGAGAAACACTAAGAGTTGCCCCGCCTTTTATCTCAACTGTTATTACTGGTAATGTTGCATTGAGATCTCCCATAACAGTTCCTTACGAAGTTGGCATTGTAAAGTTCGCAGTATCCAGTGTAGTAGTTGCCCCAGACACGATTGAAGTCGAACTCAAAATTATGGGAACACTTGTAGTTCCGACCAGCCCATCACACCTCTTGGCAGTGCTACTTGCACCTGTAATTACTCCATTGTCATACATCCTCCACCATGCTGCCGTACCTGTAGCTATACCCACATCTGACCAGACATCAGCACTCTTTGAAAGAACACCATCCACAATTGCATCAAAGTTCAGACCGTTCGCGGCAGCACCAGGGGTAACAACACCACCGACAACTGAGATTTCAAGCAGAAGTGTTCCTGCTCCTTCATCTGCATCTGCATCAGTTGGAATTGTGCCAGAATAAATACGAAGTAAAGCATTTTTGAACACGTCTTTAAAAGATTTACCGACATTCATAATCTTTGAATCTGCATCTCCATCCTCAATATTAAGAGCAGTCCCCGATACTGCCATCGTACCCGCGGCCACAGTACCTAATGTATAAATACCTGTGTTATTCCCTGCAGTCGGCCACCCAGAAAGAAGCAGCGTATCTTCAGGACGAAATCCGGCTGTTAAAAGTGCACCCGCAGTACTTGTAATTGTGTTAGCACCTGTAATTTTTAAATCAGTCCCAATAATCGAATCCTGTTTCCCCATTAAAGCATTGACTAAACCAGTACTCATCTTAAATGACATGATAGTCTCCTTTATATTATCGTTACAATATAATGCCCATCTTTATAAAATCCACTTCCACTTAGTCCAGAAGGAATATCAAGCTTTCTCTCCGTCAGATTAATTAACTGCCCATTACTTGAACCTACACAGATTCCTTCACTTGTCGTAAATACCACTACAATACCACTCAAACCATCCAGTCCTATCCGTGAGGCAGAAACTTTCACAGCAGTTCCTTCATAAACAGGATAATAAGCTTTCTTAATCTGTACAGGCATTTCTTTCCCCGTTGGTGCTATATTACCCAGCAAAAAATAAATACTTTCCTCATCACTAACCCATAAACCAGAATCTACAGCCTTAACCATTCTTAGTCGACTCGGAAAGACAAAATAGTTAGTAGCTAATCTATAGGCATGATAGGTATTTGGTTCTGAATACAAGAGAATATTGTCCTGGGCAATAAACATTCTAGTACCATAAATTTCCAGTAGGTGACCTAATGGTGCTTGAAAAAGCTCTTTCCTTGTCACAGTCTCAACTGGACTCACGAGCGGCCAAGATTGACTAACCTTATCCTTTACCAATCCATTCTCGTACTCATTTGTATAGAATATAACATCAGAGATGCCATCAGTAGTTCTAACATAGGACATACTTGCGTCCATCTGTACATTTCTGATAGGAGTGTAACTCATATCTGGTTCTATTACGCACAGTGCATTTCCCTTAGTACCAAGACCATAACTCCCACAGCCAAATAAATTCTTCCACGTCTCAGTTCTAGTAGTTGCGGTAGTTCCTCCACGTCTTACTATACGACCAGTATCATCAATAAAGCAATTAACACAAGCTGCTAATTCGGAGATACCAGTATTATTATCAAAACGAAGTCTGGCAGGATCAACCTTAGCATTAATCCCGGAAGAACCTCGAAATATTAGAATAGGCTTTGTCAAGGTTATTCTCTCCAAGAACTCGAAATATTATGCCTTTTGGTTTTGGATAGCCACTCTCGCAACTTAACGATACCAGAATTCCTACTCCTTTCATCAAAAGAAAGCCAAAACTGTGCCTTAGTATTTACTTTCTCTCCCTCAATACCATCTTCAATCAGATCATAGACCAGCCACGCAGTACCATTTACAAAGAGCTGCCTATGTAAATGCTCGGGAAAATCACTTGGACTCTCGTTATCAGCAGAAAGTATACCAGGATTTCTGTAATATAGGCAGGTTAGAGTCTCTGCAATTAGGGGAATATTCTGGTACCATAATGAATTACCTTCCAAAGCAACAGCCTCTACTTCACCCTCCTCATCCATTTTAGGATACTCATCCATTAGTAAGGCTAAGTCCGAAAAAACAGAGATATTATCTCCGTCAGCATTCTTAACGCGCTGCAACTTTCCAGAGAAACCCCCTGTAAGTCCAGATAAAGATGTATAAGCCTGACCAGGAACAGTATCTACTGTAGCAATTCCTTTCAATTCAGGAATATCTGTGTTTGCTCCTGCGTACAGAATACTCTGATTGATATAACCATTTAGAGTGTCCTCTGAGAAGCTCCCATCTTGTATAAGATTCTCAACCTCGTCTCTTATCTGCAATCTGTTCACTAATAAATCCTCACTAAGATTGGCCCTTCAGAGCAAGGAATCAGCACCCTCAAATACTGTTCCCTGCTCCTCTAGACCTCATTCTAAGAAACGTCAATTTTTTCCGTTTCTGGCTACTATCTACTAGAAGGTATTTCACTAATCAGCATACTAGCTCTATAAGACCCCGCAGTAGGAGTACCAGTCTGATAGGCAACTACACTAATAACAGTTCCATCAGCCGGTGTAACGGCTATTGCAGTATTACCCGTATCAAAATCTGTCATAGCCGCCATTGCAACTCCATATGCAGCTCCAGTAATTTGAGGAGAATAAAAACCTATTGTCCCCTCAACAAGGTCTCCATCCTGCAGAAAGTTGTCAACTGTAATATCTGTGACATCATCTGTTCCAGGTGTGTCAAGAGAGCCACACGCATCATCTGTGACAAGGGAACCAAGCCCAATGGTAATTACAGGAGTACCTCCTGTAACAGCCACAACAACCTCAAGAGCGAAGGCGTGAATACAAATCAGTCTATTCCCGTATATTGCTGATGGGTTAGTAACTGCTGCAGCTCCAATCGGAAAGGAAAAGAGCACAGCATCGTAAGTATCTATATCTTTAGCTACCATTTCCGCTGAAGTAATCCAATAAGGATTCTCCAGAACATTTGATCTCAGATCACTTCTCCTAAGATCTACTCCATTACCTGTTGCCATAATAAACCTCCTTTTACTGTATTACTGTATACTCACAGAAAACCCTGAAATTCCCCTCGGTGGTAGCACTACCCGCAGCAATAGTAACAGTTACTGCTCCGGAGCCAGCATTGAAGTATTTTCCGGGAAATGCTGTCAAGTTATCCTTTTGTGCAATCTTAAGCCCCAGCTCCTTAGGCTCGGCAATGTCATTAGACATGAAACCAGCAGGAACTGCTGTTTCCTTATTTCCCTTCCAACCAATAGTAATACTGGGCGTTCCCGCAATATAGGCGGTCTCAATCTCTAACCAGATATTCTGAACAAAAGCCCAGTGCGGCACTCGAATGATGTCATAAGTATCGTCATCTGGCGTTATAAACAACCCACTCATGGCCATCATTCTGTTATCTGCTAACTTATTTGAAAATCTGTCAGTCATAATACCTCCTTCTTAGGTAAGTGCTGCCCCATATGAAGGACCTGTTATTACTCCATAATCCTCACTTTGGAAGACGACTTTCTTCGCACCTAAAATGCCGCCCCCTCTTATCATAACGTAACGTTTGGCGTCTTTTTCGTACGGGACGAAGGACATTACAGTTCCCTTACTTTCTCCGGCTCCGCCCCAAGCTATAGTGGCCGCCTGTGCTCCCAGAAGAATGTTTCTATACACGTTATCATAAGACTCGGTAATTCTTTCAGACTTGGAAACCAGCAGTCCATTATATTCAAACTCTACGTTAGGGAAAGCCAGTTTCCCCGCAGCCTTCTGAAGATCCCCAAATTGTCCTACATTCATATTCTGCCTCAAAGCATCAAAGACATAATTATGAAGAATTACCCTAAAGTACTTTTTTCCTCCCTTGATCAAGGGTCTTACCTTGTGAGAAACCCCTGTTGGCAACTCTGCAAGTTGTTTCATTCTATCCAGGAAGTGCAGGTCCAGCATATCAGCCGAAGTAATACTAGCCTCAGCAGTGTCATTTACTGTCAACACCTTGTTAGTACTTGGGTTAGTGCATGCCTGAGCGAAGATTTTACCAGCAATTTTAAAGCTTGTATCCCCACACAGTGTAGCTATAAGCAGATCTGAAAGCTTATCAACCCACCAATCCTGAAGAGCGCTCTTTCCCTCACTCATCAGATCCCAGGGAATTCTCTGCTCCTCCATTCTACCACCAGTATCGACGGCATGGTTTAACTCTTCAATAGTCATATCGAAGTCTTTGAAGATTAACTGCTCTTCATTCCCTTCGACAGTGTCTCTCCCAACGATTCCTTCTCCAGTTAAGGGCAGACGAATGCCGAAAGTGATCTTATCGCCCTCGCCCTTGCCCAGTTCTGTTCTCATCTGTACAATACTATTAGTATCTTTACCTACTAGATAGCTATACTCTAACCCCGGAAGAATTATGGCAAAAAGATCCTTTGCCCATTTCTTCCTGGTTAGAACATCATTAGTTGCAAATTGTGTCTTTGGTCCTGGCATCTTAACCTCCTTTAATCTAAGTCATCTTTCATATACCTTGCATAAATTTCCTTCGGAACCATATGTAACTCATCCTCAGGTAAATCATCAATTCTTTTAGCGGTCCATCCTCCCTTTAAGTTACCATCCCCACCTTTATCAGCAATAGTTCCAGGAGCCTTTGTCTTCTCAGGAGGTTTACCCCCCTTCTTTTCTTTGCCTCCCGGCGCAGCCACACCTTCTTTCTTAGCATAGCTCGGATGATACTTCTTAATAAGGTCATACATATACTTATAAGGATTAGACTTATTCCAGACATTAAGTTCTACTTCAAGAAGAGTCTCATCGAAGTTGCCGCCGCCTTTAGTCGCCTCTGTAGCAATAACTTCAAAAATATCGTCAAAGTTTCCTCTAGAACATACCTCTTGAATATCCTCATACTTCGAGTTCTGTTCCATAGTCTCAAGTAGGATATCCAGGGCTGCTCCCTTCAGAGTTCCAACATTAGCAATTGCTCCTTGGAGCTCTTCAACAGTACTTAAGGACTCTTCCTTTCCCTTTCCTTTCTTCTCCTCATCTTCATCTTCATCTTCATCTCTGGCTTCTGCTTTTACAGACCTTTCACTAACTCTCTCAAGCTTTGCCTGTGTCTGGGTTAGTTCCCTTTTAGAGGTCCTCACCATTTGACGGAGATCTTTTACTTCTTCCTGGAGTGCCTTGATATGGTCAAGCTCTTTATCCTCGACCTTTCCTTCTTCCTTCTCTCCAGCCTTCTCTTCAGTCCCTTCAGTTTCTCCATCTTCTTTTTCTTCACCTTTTTCTCCTTCACCTTCTTCTTTACTTTCTCCGCCTTCTTCATCTTCTTTACCTTGTGAATCCTCGAGCACAGTAGTTAACTCGTCTTTTTCCTCTGTTTCTCGCGATTCTTCGTTTTGTTCTTCAGTCATTCTCTTTCTCCTTTATAAACAAGATCTTTCTCCCTCTTCAGGGAAGTTTAGACAAGCAAATTCTCCGTGGTGAAACCTTGCCGCATTATCATACATTCTTGCTGCTTCCTTCTCGATTAAGAAATAGCCAAGATGTTTCTGAAAACTTTGCTTAAAAGCATCGGTAAGGCCAATTAGTGCTCGCCACTTACGTTTTTGCTTACAGAAGTATACACCTTTATATTTAGAGCTGGTTTTATTTTTAGTTTTTCTACTATTCTGACCATTTTGGACAAAAGTACAAAGTCTAAGATTAGACTTCTGATTATTTAATCCCTCACCGTTTCTGTGGTCAACCATTCCAGTAACTTGTAATACTTCTTGACTCAGGCCAGGTACAGAACATGTTCCACTATTATAGTGCCATGTCTGTTTAGATAACCGTTCAAAATCTTCGTCGTCTACCAAGGCAAATTTTCCTTGTGTTAAAGGTAATTCTCTCACTAACTCTCCTTTTTAGTCTTGTTTGCTTGTTGAGATTTAATATCTAGTTCTTTCAATTTAAGCTCATATTCCCTATCAGCTGCTTCCTTCTGTGCTTCCTGCTGTTGCTCCCACTGCATTTTAACTCTCTGTTTAGCCGTGAAGGGCAAGTCAACATAGTCGAGTAAGACATCCGGAGGAATTGTTCCTGGCTGATTATGATTAAAGTCAATTAACATCTGAGCTGTAGCTGCACGAATGGTCATTGTCTCGGCCGTCTCTGAGACAGTATAATCAAATTCTCCTGCGGAGATATCATTAAACCCTTCCAATTGTGGATTCATCTGATTATTAATCTCAAGCAGTTGAATTCCCTTTTCTCCCTCAAGCCTAACAATAGTCTCTTCTGTTACATATTGCTGGATTAGAGATAACAATAGTCTTCCTGCGTTAAGTCTTGTCTCTCTAAAGTTATCAAAAAGGATATACAGTACTGCAATTCCCGTCTCTTGCCTTGCCTTAACAGTAATCCCAGGTTCCCTTGAAGAAGTCTGTATTCCCATGAGTGAATCCTGCGCTCCCGAAGTGTCCTTTATACTTTGTATACAAGTTGAATCAAACAAGCTATAAATGTTAGAGATAGTAGGTTGCTGCATAAATTTGACCTTATCAAATTTTCCCTGCGCAATCTCTAAGTGGAAATTAGGGTCAGATGCCCTCTCTTCATACTCTTCAATATTAAGAATAGCTCCAACTTCATGCATTAAAGTTCCCTTAGGAAGTGTCTGAAGCAGGTAAATCAATTGCCTTCTATTAGTATTAAGTGTTCTCTGGGGGTCTTTCATCCCTGTCACAGCACCAAACCAAGAATTTGTATCATAGGCTTTATAAGCTCCACAGAAGACTGCGGGAATACCCTCCCAGTTAAGTGGACTTAGATCTCCCTCAAGCCTAACAGTTCCTGAGAATATCATATAATGATACTGTTTCTTAAAAGACTTCTGTTGTGTAATAGCTTCATTATAAGTGAAGGGCTCTTCCTTCCCAATATCAATTCCTTCTCTTAAGGTCTTTACAAACTTACTAAAATTCGAGGGTGTCAACCATTCTACTTCTCCGGTCATGGGATTAATAAAGTATATAACTTCAGTAAGTTTATAATACCACCCCTCTACAATTCTATACTTCTCCCTAGCCTCATCAAAAAAGCTTGGGTCATCACTCTGCCTTCCAGATTGCTCTGCCTGAGAAGTATCGAACTTAGGCCAGAACTGTTTTATCTCTCTCTCGTCAAGCCACTTATCTATAAACAGGAATCTCGAATCGGAAAGATCATACTCTTGAGCATCTGGATCCAGCCAAAAATTTCTACCCTCAACTCTTTTACTCTTGATAACAGGTTTAAAAGGATTTGCTTTATCAATATAGAAGTAAAGTAATGACCTTCCACTCTTCACAGTATGCTCAAAGACTTCCAGTTCCTTCCTCTTAGCCTTTGTCTTTTTCTGAAAGTGTTTCAACGTTCCATTCATCAATTCAACAAAGGACTCATCTTCTGTTCCTACGGGAAGGATACTTGTTTCATGTTTAGTTTGTGCTGCCATGCCTACAAGCATATCAATTTTTGGCTTGATTTCGTTATAGACAGTAGCAGGCCTTTTCTTCGCCTCTAAGGTCAACTTAACCTCAGCGGTATCTTGATCTCCTGCGTAGAAGTTATAATCTTCAGAAGAAACTTCTCTATAAGTTGTTTCAGGTTTACTCTCTTCAGCTTGTTTAAGCCACTCCAAGAGCTGCGTTAAGTCCTTATCTTCCTTTGCGTTAATCCCAAGTCTAATAGGACTGTCTTCTCTCTCAGCTAACGGCATTATACAGCACTCCTTCTAATCTAAGAAACGTCAAAATTTGTTATTTCTGGTTTATACGGCCATCCAACTTTGCTGATTTACTCGACTATAGTCAGACCCAGGAAGAACTCTTTTCTTCTTTATAGCTCTCTGTCTTGGTGACCAAAGTCCAAATGCAATGTCCTTCGAGAAGTATTCAGAAATACAAAGTGCATCTGCAATATTAGGAGATGCAACGCCTCGAGCTTTCATATCTTTTTTACTCTCAATCTTAATGGCACTATTATCTAAGTTATACTTTACACTCGCAAGTTCATCTGCTAGCATATGGCCTAAGTTCATATCTTTTCCAAAGAGTCTTATACTTTGATCAGGAAAGGAATACTTCTGTTTCATACAATTTGTCCTTACTTTATCCCATAATTCGTCTCTTAATCGATAGTATTTCTTAGGATCACTTGAGCCTTCAGAAGCAGTGAATTCAAATACCTTATCATAGCCTAGGCCTCTTGGATCATTCTGAAGCCAGTCAACCACACCGCCACCTACTCCAATGGCGTCTATAGCAACCCCATCAGCTTCCATATCCTTATATGTCCTGAGTATATGGTGAGATAACTGTAATGTATGAACTCCGTGAAACCTTTCCCAGGGATCTATCTTCATACCCCTTCTTGGTAAGATAATACTATCATCATCGCCGTAACGAGCTACATCTACTGAGAGATGAAGAGGCCAACTTGGATCTGTTTCTATAGGGTTGCCCACGCAGCTTAATGCCCATGACAAAGGAATGAAGGTTGACTCATCATCTACTGGGGGCTCTCCCATAACCCTGATTCTAAATATGTTGGAATCTTCCCCATAATTATCTTTAAAGTAACTAACCATATCATCTGAGACAAGTTCACTATCTCTAGAGTCCCAATGTAACTTTGTCCACCTTCTTGAGAAGGTAGGATGAAACTGTGTGTTGTGAAAGTAACCAGTATTCTTAGTTGGATTTCCTATTAAGATAACCATATTATCTTTTTGTGTTAAAGCGCCTTCCAAGGGAACATATACTGGATCAAGTACGCCGCTGGCCTCATCTACTATAATCATTAAGTGATCAGCATGAAAACCGGCCAAGGTCTCTGCTTGATCTTCCTTGCTAGCCTTTACTGAGGGTGAGACAGCCCTCGCCCAATATTCCTTAGGACTTGATTTATGAAAGAACTTATCTTTCTGAAGAACAAATTCATCAGCAACAAGTGATTGTCTTAACCATTTAGAAATTTCACTCCAGAGAATATCACTTAACTGATGAGCTGTGGGAGCAGTGCAGACTACTTTTGCATATGCGCGAGTTGTCATGAACCATAACAGAGCCCAAGCACAGAATCCGTCTTTACCACAACCATGTCCTGAACGAATGGATAATCGCTTAGTCTTTGGCAGAAGCACCAATGCCTTAACTTGCTGCTTAGAAGGAGTGGCACCTATGCACTCTACCACAAATTTTAAAGGAGATGCCTTCCATTCCTTCAGTTTTTTCATCGCGCTTTTATTCATCTACTTTCCTGGCCTTGCAACTTTTCTATGCCTCTTCTTTTTTAAGATCTTAATATTTCCTGCACCTTTTGCTAAGACACTTTTAAAAAGATCTTTCCTTTTCTTATTCATATTTCTCCCAAGATACTATTAGATATCAGAAACGTCAAATTTTCCCTTTTCTTGGCATCGTCCTAGTTAAGCCACCCTGCACCCTGCACCCTGCAAACGCTTGCGTTTGCTTGGAAGTTGATTATCAATGTCACCCTGCACGCCCAAGAGGCGTGCTTAGCTCAATCTAAATTAGGAAGATAGTCAGGGTCAGTTATTTCGCGGGTAACTTTAGTTACCTCTTCAATCTTACCTTCAGGAACAGATTCTGCTAAGGCAAATTCTTCTTCCTCTATTTTTATAAGATAAGAGACAAGCCCTTTAATCTCAGTAGGCTTTCCCTCAATAACTTGTTCTTTATCTTTCAAGATCTTAAAGGCGAGGACTAAGTCTTTCATACCCGCCTCTTCTATTTTCTCTGGTGTAATTGCTTCCAGAATCCTGGCCTGAAGTTCAGTGAGCTGGAGGGATTGTAAAGCACGGTATTGAAGAAGTAATCCCTGTTTACTCTGAACATCTGCCATTCGCTTGGAAAGTGTCTGAGAGGAAACGCCAAGTTCTTTGGAAGCCTGCTTCTGAGTGAGGCCCATCTCCTTCAGATCGAGAAGTATTTCTGGAGGTATTTCAATTTTAGGTCTAGACATATTCTATTATGGGCATAAATTTTCCAAGTTGTCAAGAGGTTTCTCGTAAGAAAGGCATTTATTTTAAAGGTTCTTTAGAACCAAGACATTCAGCTTTTAATTTTCACTCGTGTGTAAACTGGGTGTAATCATCACCACTACACCCTACCCGTTGGGGCTCGGTGGGGGGTCCTTAATAATATTAAGGCACTATCCCACTGGCATAGCCAGTATTGTCCATGTATGCAATATCTGTGCCATGTTTGTAACACGTTGATTTTATTGTCTTTTCTTTCGAGCAAAACAAAACGCTTGACATTGTTTTCAAATCGTGATTTAATGTTTTTCAAGACGTTGACATTTGTTTATTAACGGGCAGTACACTGCCCATACATACAGGAGGTATTGACAATGGCTAAGAGGACAATGGAAAGAGACTGGAAGGAGCAGACTGTCACCATACTTGGGAAGGTCTATGACTATGGAGTGTTAACCCCAGAGATGAAGGACATGTGTGGATTCCTGGGCTTTGGTACGAAGCTGGTGGACAACCTGGCAGGGATGAAGGCATACACTCCAGAGGAAAAGTTGGAGAGGGTTGACAAAGTTTATACTGCCCTGAAAGCAGGGAATTGGAGGATTCCTGGAGAGGGCGTGCAGAGTATGAAGAAGAAGTTAGAAGCTGCCAAGGAGAAAGCTACACCGGAAGAACTGGCAGTAATGGAGAGGTTAGGACTGTTGAAATAATAGCAAGCTATTACAACTCCCAAGAAGTGGTAATTTTTGCCCCTTCTTGGGAGTTAAATCACAGGAGTTAAACAACAGGAGGTATGACAATGAACAAGTTTATTATTGACGACAGCCATTTTAGTGGAATATTAAGAGCAATTGCCTGGTTACAGGAGCATAAATACACAGGCAGCGTTGAACTGGTATGTAATGATGATGCTGAAGTGTATATAATTCAGACTTCAAACACAGCTAAAACATTAACAGAGCTTCCATACTAATACCAGATAGAAGTAATTAAACACCCAGTGAGAAGTAAACTTTACTTCTCGCTGGGTCGGTCATAAAATACGGGTTTAAAACTATAACTATAGGAGATTTATCATGGAAAACACAATTCAAGATCTTTTTGCAATCCAAGATGAATTAAAACAGGAAATAAAAGAAACGGAAAAAGCAAAAAATAATGTGTCAGACTATACAAAGCTTTGCTTAACTAAAAAGCAAGATAAAGTAAAACTGAAGCTAAAAGAAATTCAAGTTCTTCTTATGGAGGAAGTTGAAAATTATGAAGGAACACTTTACGAAGCTTTGAAAAGTGGCCTGGTCAGATTAAACTTTTGTGCTCCTCCAGGTCTTTACAAGCTCTTTAAGAATAATACCAGATAGAAGTAATTAAACACCCAGTGAGAAGTAATTAAACACTAAGATAAAAGTAAACTTTACTTCTCGCTGGGTTTTCTTTCAGAAATTCCATTTTTCATTCCATATGGAATGGAATGGAATATTCACCATATCCATACGCCATGAATAACGTCACCACGGCGTCAAATCGGCCGTTTCCGGCCATTTAACCATCAAACATATACAAACATACACGGTCAAATTGAAACGCGTTAAATGCACGATTTGGAATCTGTACCTGTATTTTACACGTGTAACCGTGAAACGTGTATCACTTCTACAATAGGGTACACCATACAGGTATACCGTCTTAGAAACTTCTAAGAAAGGGGAAATATTCTCTTTTCTTAAAATAATATATATAAGTAATATAATAATAATAAGATATATATATATATAAGTAATATATATTAAGTAATAATATTTTGCTTAGATAATATTCTGTCCCCTGCACCCTGTACCCTTGAATAGAAGTGATACACGGAACATAGTTACACACGTCAATACAGGCACAGTCTGGCTCCCTTGATATTCCCTCTTGACACCTTGATTTTATTATGTTATGATAATTTTATTGAATCAAGATTTTAAATTCTTTAAACTAAAAGGAGGTGATTTAAATGTTTACAGCAGGTATATTTGATAAAGATGGAACTCTACTTGAAGTCATAGATTTGGAAGAAAGTGAAGAAGGTGAAGAACAGCCTCAAATAGATAGTGAAATAAAAGCCAAGATTAAGAGAGTAGATAAAAGAGAAGAAATGACTTGCAAGCTTAAGCTTGGCTACACAAAAGAGGAAGCTCTAAGACATTGCCTTTCAGGGTTTCATGGAGCTAATTCCTTTATGAAAGAACACCCAAGTTATCCTTCTCCTAAGATAGAACAATTAAGGAAGAGTTTTTATAGGGCGGTTAGAATTCTTAAGCCTGAGCATAAGCTTAGACACTAATTAATAGGTCAGAAAAGGCAAAAATTACCTTTTCTGGTTTCAAAATAAAGGAAGGAGAATGAAATGACAGTAAGAATGACTAACAAACAATGGAAGGACTTGCCTTCCAGCGACAAGGAAATTCTTGAAACACTCAACATCCTTGACTTAGTCAAGCCCTTGAAAGGCAAGCCCTTATTAAAGGAGCCCCTGCCACTACCAGAACCTTACGTCCTTCTCAAGACATTTAAATGCACCCTCTGTGAAATAACCTTCATCAGGCATTTTAGAATGCTACCCTCTCTGCAAGACCCCTATGTTTTACAAGCAAGGGAAATAGCTTTCAGTGATCTTCTTCCAGGGGATAGGATAAAGGAAGAAAAAGAGTCCTGTAACGGCTGTTTCCACTGTTATGAAGTCCTGGCGAAGGAAACAAAGAGGGAATTAATAAAAAGGATAATAATGTTAGAAGGAAAGAGGAAATAATAATGACTGATACTAACGAAGTTTTAATAGAAACTTTAACTTTTGCTTTGCAAGTGCTCCTTGAGGATAAGATAACGGAACTTCAAAATATAGTTGTTAAAAACGAAGTAATTCCTTTAGTTAATAACTTTCCCACTGAAAGATATATAATTACAAAGACCAAAGTGAGATTTCTCAGAGAACTTATAAACTATTTAAAAATGCTTAGTGCAGGAGTATACCCAGAGGACTAAAAGGAGACAAAATGATAAATATGGAAGAAATAGCTAAAATATTAAGAAGGGCTGCAGATATACACAGAAATTCCTGCGCCCTCCAGAAAGATGCAGACTACAACTCAATATTATATAAAAGCTGCAAACAAGCCGGAGATGAGGCCAATCTTAATAAGTGCGGAGTACAATTAATTTACCTTCTTCTAAAGCATATATGGTATGACGTATTATACTGGACAGATTATGCACTCACAACTGAGATGAAAGGAATAAAGAATGAAGAAAAAGAAAACAGCTAATTATATATTAATACATAAGCTTCCTCGCTGCAAGAACTGTGGACAATTACTCATTCTCACTTGTGACAGAAGCAAACCTTCAGAACTTGTAGAATGGCTTGGTACAGAATGGACTAAGGCAAATCCTGAAGAAATGTGGCTGTTTCCTACTGCCAGTAATTATAAACAAAACGAATATTGTCCTTACTGTGAGGATAAACTTCGACCTATTAGAGTTGGAAAGGAGAGTTAAAATGCAAAATTTACACAATAATAAGCAAAAAACAGTTCCTTGCAGGTGGTGTAAACGGCCAACAAGAATGCTTAGCACTAAAAGATGTGATAGTTGTTGGGAGTTAGAAAGTAGAATTAGAGCAGATATTGACTTAGCTATAAATATGTTAATTGAATTAACAAAAGGAGAGTTAGATGCTTTTAAACACACCAAGTGATAAAAATGCAGGTAATGTAGTAAAACTAAAAGGGCAGTGGATTGACCCTGCTACACAAAGAATAATCAAACAGAGATTGAAAGGACTTAAAATGAAGAGAGAAAAAAAAGACATCCTCAATGACGTTCTGGGAGCTTGTAGTTTAGTTATAGTATTGGCTGGGTTTGTAAATGTCTATGTACTTTTATCGCTAATCTTTGGGGATTAAAGGGAGGTAATTAAAGCTATGAAAACATCAGCACAGCAAATACAAGAGATACAAGATTTACTCCAAGAAACTCAGAATGCAGCAAATGATTTCTTTAAACTGCCAGGTAGAAACGATAAGGCAATTAGCTTCCTCAGCGGGAAAGCTTTTGCTTATACAAGAGTATTAGAAATTTTAAGGTCAGAAAAGGAGTAATTACTATGAATGTATCAATATCAATACCGAAACAGCTTAAAGAGCTATGTAAGAACTGCGGCTTTACTTTAGGCTCTCACTGTGGAAGCGCTTATTATAGCGAATTTTATAAAACATATATTCCTCACAATGCATGTCCTGGGCACGAAGGAAGAATGGATTGGGATAAGGGAGGTGGAACTGTCTTCAGTTCTACCGGAAAATACAAAAAGGAGGTGAAATAACTACTATGAATGTATCAGTAACAGCTAATAAACTAATCGACCGAGCTATTCTTCTTAAAGAAGGGGGAGCAATTACTATTGCTTGTCCCTCTTACATAGAAATGGAGAGGCTCAGAATAAGACTGTATAAACTTAGAAAACAATTAGAGAAAAGCCATAAAGAACTTGCATACTCCTTAGATATTACCAGAAAAGCTACAGCTAATAGATGGACTATTTACATCACCAAGGATAATAGCCTTTCAGGAGTCTTCATCATCGAAGACGGGGTAGCTAAGCCCTTTGATGATGAGATAGAAGAAGTAGAGAAAACAGAAGAAATAGAGGAAGAAACTAAAGAAGTAGAAGGCTTCGATGAAGTTGCTGCGAAGATTGAAGCAGCTCAAGGTTTGACCCAGGGAGAAAAGGAGGTAAATAATGAAAATAATTCACTTTAATATTTACTTTGAAGATCTTACTGAAGTAGCGCAGCATTATCTCTGCAAAAAATTTAAGACTACTGCAGAAGCAGAAAATTGGGACTGTATCCCTCTTGCAATAATAGACAGAGAAATAGAAGAAGAGGAGGAATAGAGAAATGGAGCAATCCAGGAAACTGGCCCAGAAATGGATGCAGAGTGTACTTGAAGAACTATCCACTGGAGAAGAGTTACTACTTCCTGCAACAAGTAAGCAAGATGCGAAGGAAAAGCTCAAGCTCTTCTCCAGTGAATTAAGAATTCTGGCCAAGATAGACGCCATCTCTGCATCTGAGCTTCTTATAGCAACTAAATTTAAAGATCACCGGTTTTGGCTTGTAGTAAAGAAGGTAGCTTATAGTCCCTTCATTGCCTTTAAGAAAGGAAAGAATGGAGAGGTTGAAAGAGTTCTGATAGATGATCCTTCTGAAAGGAGAAGAAGAATCAACTTAATGAAGGAAGATAATCTTACTGTTGAAGAGATAGAAGAAATAGAGGGAACTTTAACCAGAGAAGACTTAAACTTATTAACTTAAAAGGGAGGAATAAGATGAAAATAGAGGAAAAAATAGAAGAAATGAATGAAGCTGCGGATGGAACACTTACAATTGTTCATTTTGTAGATTGGGAATTAAGTTCTTATCGAGACCATAACTTATTCTCTGCCCTTAAAGGAGCCAATGTAAGAGCTAAGTCCTTTAAAGAGCTTATAGAAAAAGCTTACGAAAGATTTGAAACCTCAGGAGGTATTGAATGATTTCTGAAAGAAAATTAAGAAAGTGGAGGCTAACTGCTTTAGAAACAAAGAATAATGACTTTACAGCACATACAAAAAAGCTCGCAGGTTTTATTCTTGAACTAACCCAAGAACTTCTTGACCAAAGACTGCTTAGTAAAAGCAAGGAGGAAGAAAATGAAGAGACCTAAAAGACACGGAATTTTACTTGCTAACCCTGCAACTGAGAAGGCTATGCTTCAACTTGGTGATAGTTGCTTTAGCCAAGCGAAACTTAACGGTGAGAGAGCCATCATTCAATGGTTTCACGAGGAGCCCGTCCTACTTTCATCATATGGAAATGAGCTTAAATTTCTAAGTCATATCAAAGAGGCTATAAAACAAAGCTTTGGTTATAATCAGTTATCTTTAGACGGTGAAATCTACAAACATGGCTGGTCAAGAGAAAGAATCCACTCTGCTGCAAGCAGAAAAGTAAAGAATGATAATCCAGACACTCTAAAATTAGAGTTCCATATTTTCGACTATAAAAGTGATGAAAGCCAATGGCAAAGAATTCATACCCTGACAAAGAAGAAAGACTCAGGTTGCTTCAACTGGCCCTTAGTCTATGTTCCTTATACAGCTGTCAGCACTGCCCCTCAGGACTGGATGGATCAAGTACTTGAGTACACCCAACAAGGCTACGAAGGGGCAATTTTTAGAGGCCCCTTATATAGTTACGAAGAAAAAAGGTCAAAGGGACTTTTAAAATTCAAACCCTCAGAAACTGATGTTTATAAGATTTGTGATATAATCGAAGCTATTTCACAAGAAGGAATAGCTAAAAGCATGATTGGCGCCTTTGTAGTTCATGGGGATGATGGAACATTCTTCAAAATTGGAGCAGGAAAAATGAAGCATTCAGAGAGAACTAAACTCTGGAAAGAACGAGGAAGTCTCATAGGCAGGGATTTACTTGTTAAGCACGAAATGCTAAAGACAAAAAACGGAATACCCTTATGCTGCGTGGCAGTTAAAGTTATTAATTAGTCAGAAACGTCAAAGTTTAATGTTTCTTAATTTCGTCATTAAATTGTTTATTGGTAATAATAGAATACCCCATAGGACGACGTCACGTGCCGTTTAACGGCATTAAATATTAAACACATACCACGGTATACCTTTTTAATAACAACGTCGCAAAACGCATATTATAAACATTCTTAATAAAAAAGGAGGAAATATTATGGGAGCAATGGCTATTATCAAAGCACGAGCTAAACAAAAATGTATAGTAGAGGAGGCTGAAAGAATCCTTAACGCTTTTAAAACAGACCGAACTACTAAACACAAAGCTACAATTAAGGTAGTTCGTAGACTCTTACTTAATGCCCCTTATTTTATAGATGGTAACCATTATGAAGTTATCGCAAAGTCTATAGGAGCGGGAGTCTATAAACTTAGTCTAAAAATTGGAGAAGCGGTAAAAATTGACGTTTCTTAATAAAAGGAGGAGACAATGTACGAATTATTCGATTCTGTTATAAGATTTATTTGTGACTACTTTTGGTGGTTCGGCTTCCTGTTTGTAGGTTTTTGCATCACTGATGCAGTTCTTCCTGAAAAGAAGAGAAAGCTTGAAGATTGGGAATAGGACTTGAAAATAATCAATGAATCTTAGAAAAAAAGGTTGACTTCCTGGATAAAATGCGGTATAACGGGTTATGAAAAATGAAATTTATAAACCACCGCGTTGGCTCTCAGTTTTATTAACTGCTGAAGTGCATAGAGCACTGACAGTATTAGCCTTAGATAAAGGTATTACTTTAGCAGAATTTACCAGAAATATTATTGCTGCATTTTTAAGTAGTACTAAAGAGGAGGCAAAGTGACGATCACAAGTGGGCTTAAAGAGAAAGGCTATAGAATAGAAGGTGGAACTACCTTAATTAAGCTACCAACTGCTTCTGATAAGCCTTACAAACAAGAAGACAGAAGAAATTCTTCGTCTCGTCTTCGTTTAATACCAGCAGAAAATTTATCTGCATGGGCTAAGACAAGAGTCCCTATTGAGGACTATAAAGAGTTAAAGAAGATGGCTGTAGATAAGGATGTTTCTTTGGCTGAGTTACTCAGACAGGCACTTAAACTACTTATGGAGAAGGAGGGAGGTAAATAAACCAGAGGGCAAAACCCTCAGAAAAGGCAAAAATTATCGTTTCTTAAACAAAACAAAAACAAACAACTTAAAAGGAGCTTCGCTCCAGAGGAGAATGAACAATGACAGAAGTAGAAACACCAAAACAAGACCCAACAGAAGCACCAAAGTCTAAGAGAAAGAAACTCTCAAAGGATCTGACTACAAAGCCTGGAGTAGTCCTAATCACTGTAGATGGAGGGGAAAAAGGGACAATGGAGTTTCCTTTTAATAAACTTCCTCAAGGTATCCAAGCTAAGCTCGGACCATTCGGCTTAGGTCATAAGTTAGGAGATGCGGCTGCCGGAAAGTCCGGCAAGGATGCTGAAGCATCCGTCCTTAAAGTT